TCGACCATCTGGAAACATTGTAGGAATGATTTCACACTCTGCTCCAAATTGTTCTGCTAGGTTAAGGATAGTACCATAAATATTAGTTGAGCTAGAAATAGATAATACTCTTTTTTCTAACGGAATCTCGTTAACATCTACACGCAATTTTGTGTAAGTCAATGCTTGACAAATATCTAAATACTCTTCAAACGTATAAGACGTAGGTTTCTTCTCGTCTTGTTTGAATTCCTTAGGATATTCATTAAGCAATTCCATAGACGCATTTTCACATTGAAAAGTAATATGGTAATCATTCTGTGTCATATTTCGCACTGACAACAAGTAATCCTTATTATCAAATGAGAAGGACACATACATATTTGCTTTTAAATGTTGCAGTCTTTCTTGTAATTTTTCATTTACAAATTTATCAACAGTGAAGTCAAAAGTAGCAGCATCACCCTTCAAATATTGTTCTAGAGTGTCGTTATAAAACTTCAAACTTCCTGGGATGGAGTTATCAAGATGGTCGACAACTTCCAGATTATTATTGTGAATTGTAATCCTCATTTTGATTTTTCCTTTACTGTAGATATTGCTCGTTAAACTCTATCTCGATTTCAGGTAGTTCACCTTTCATCCATGGAGAGAAACTGAATTGTAATTTAGATTTACCTTTAGGAAGAGTAATCCAACTAGAACCTTTAACGAGTTCTGATTGAGAAACATAACCTTTTTCAGAAGTACCATCTGGAGAAATCCAAACCTCACCATTCCAATTATCAATTGTAACAATAGAATTTGGTTTGTATTTATTATCAACATTAGCATAGCGACGAGTATTAAGCTTAGTAAAACTCAAAGATTCAATAGCCATTACTTCTACTTCTGAAACACCATAAAGATGACCCATTTGAATAACAATCTTGCTAAAACGCATAGTTTTTACTTTCTCATTGGTATATCCATATAAATGCCCATCTAGCATAAAAGTGAGTTTTGAACCTTCTTTCATAAACCAAACATCGCCTGTTCTAGTGTTGAATGACCTATTAGCCGGCTCATATTCTCCGTTATTAGCATGAAAATTACGCATTTCATACCACTTCTCATTACCCATTTCATCAACCATAAATGCACAATGCATGCTATTACCAGCTCTATCGTTTTTTACTATTTCATATTCAGCAATAACTTCGTTACGGTCACTAAGAACACCAACACGAATAACACCAGTTTGCCCAAGCTGTAAAGCATGAAATTTGGCATTAAAATCTACACGAAAATCGGTGCCACCTTTCACACCATCTCTGTCAGCAGGAATATCTATATACCCAATAGCTTCACCCCACTTGTCACCACCAATACCAGGCTCATCACCTCCAGGATAATGCACACCATTTGTAACATAGTCCGCAGATCCAAAAGATGATGATGGGTTATGTTTATGTCGCATTTCTTTGACAACAAGCCTATTAACTATCTGTGATCTTTGAGTGGGTGTAGCACCAAGGACAGGTCTACCACCAAATTGGTGTCGTCCTTCTTTTAACATACCCCAACCTGTAGGGCCGAAGTCGCCTTTCTTAATTTGTAAAAGGATTTCTGACCCTCTACCATCAAGATAACGAGGAGTACCAGTTTCAGTAGCCTGAGTTGACCCTAATTCCATTACTCCATTTTGATTTACGATGCCAATCCATCCAATGTTAGTCTTGTTCCTAATTGTGATAATAGGATAGGCCTCAGTGTTGGAAGGGTTGTTAATGTCAACGTAAATACATTTAGCTTCGTTATCTTTTGTGAATTTAGCATATTCGGTTTGTGGCCCATCACTTGATGCGACAATACCAGTATCCGAATGCCAAAGTCCATCAGGAACAGTGAATGATATAGTACCACTCGCCTGTTCCTCTTTAAGACTTTCAGTAAACGAGAATTGGCCTTCAGAAATTACATCGTAATATCCATTAGGCTCATCCTCAAAACGCAGATGTCTTGTCCCATTAGGGAAATCAAGAGCACCTGTCATTTCACGTCTAAAGCGAGCACGTTGATTTGTATCAGCAAAAATCAAGAAATCGATCTTGATAGTTTTGGCACCTAGTTTTTGATAGGCGTGCTGAGTACCATAACGGTCTGTACCAGTAGACGTTGTATTATTTTTAGCACCACCAAGACCTCTATCAATCTTGGTAACACCACCACGATAACGTTCGATAATCTCTGTTATATTGACTTGGTCTGAACCTTCGCCCAACAGAATATCGAAATATAGTTCAGTAGAACCACTCATTAAGCGATACCTCCATTAATTCTGTCTTGACGTGCTTTGTATTGTAATTGTGCATCTGCCATACCTGGAGCAAGCACATTGTTAATACGTTTACCATCAATGTAAGTATTAAGAACTTGACCTTCACGAAGAAGACCAGCTTGTTCTTGATTGACAACATTAAGTTCGCCCATTTGTCCGTTAAGTGTTTCAACTTTACCGATAAGGGTATTAATATTGTCTGAGTTTGTAAGCATTTGTGCAACTTGTGGATTAAGCAATGAGTATTGTAGATTGAGTGCAGTCTGACCTGTCAAGAGTCCAGAATAGTCTGTAACAGCTTGTAGAGCAGATGTCTCAACTTGACTCATATCAAGGATAGGTTTAATTTTAGGATTAATATCCATATTGTTATAATCCATATCACTTACTCTATCAACTTGATTTTGAATTTCACCCATGAGGTTGTCCATTGCATCAATTACTGTAGGTGCGGCAGAACCCATACCACTAGCGATAGTCTCTACAATGGTTTTACCTGAATGCTCAACCTTACGCCAACCAGCTCCAGACATAGGCCCTTTCTTGGCTGGTGAGTTAGGAATGTGTGCTTTAACTGTAGCCCAAAGGTCTGAGATAGCGCTTGTAGCTTTACCGATAGCACTACGAATACCACCAGCAATAGCATCAACCATAGAAGTACCTGCGTGTGTAAGTTTAGAAATAACTCCACCATCTGGTGTCATTGCTGATTTCGCAGCATCAAGTACACTTTTAGCGGCATTAGATACAGGATTTCTACCTTGGTCAATACCCCCTTTGAATGTTCCAGACATCTTATTACCGTGACCAGTAACATCGTTTTGCCCGAACATTCCTTTAGCACCGTTTACAACTCCACTAGCAGCACCAGCGACCATACCAAGTAAAGCACTGATACCTCGTCCAAATGTACTTGAAGTGTTGTTACCTTGTGATGTCATGTTAGCTGCACCAAAGCGACCACGAGCTCCACTTACAACATCATCAACTGAACCAGTTACATTTCCTAGTCCATTTTGAATTCCTGTTGCATAAGACCCAATGTTACCCAAACCAGCAGCCTCGAATGATTGGTTCATTTCCATAGACTGTAGTTTAGTTGAGATTGAGTTGATTGTTGCGATAATATTATCTACAGCAACTGTAGCTTCAGGACCAACAGCAGGCATAGACTGCAAGTTAGTTGCAATGTCTTTAACCTTGTTGATAATTGAGTTCATGTTACCCATGTTAGTAACAGCAGTCTCATCAGGAGCAGAGTCGCCCATGGATTTGGCCTTGTTCATGATGGTCTTCATGTCGTCCATCTTGTCACTAACACCTTCGACATCAATAGATTTCATGCTTGATGCAGATTTAGACGCATCAGATACTGAAGCAAGAGCTTTAGCACCGTTCTTAATACGTGTTACTGCACCAGAGCCGTCTGAGAATACAGACAAGAAGTCTTCCTTGAAGAGATTTGATGTAAGCACATTAGCGAGTTTCTTAACAACGTCAGCAGATTTCTGCATGTCCTCTGGAGAACCAGAAGATGAAATCTTAATTGCAGTATCAGCAAGGTCTTTGACGTTAGTCACAATACCTTTCATAGCAGACAACTGACCAGAAATCTTGTCAGCTCCACCACTAATAAGACTACCGAATGCAGTCTTGAGAGTATTCCAACCGATAACATCGCCAAGTTTAGCAACAATTTGACCAGCCTTAGTCATTGTCTCGATATCACCAACACCCGCAATAGTAATAGCAGTAGACGCTAAAGATTGTATTGATGTTGTGATACCCTGCATAATCATGATTTGTCCAGCAGCACCCTCAAGACTTGTCACGTTAGACATAAGACTCATGAATGCAGACAAAGCACCTAGAATAAGCGCAAGACCAGCAATAACCATAACAGATGCAGCCAAGTCAATTCCAGCGTATGGAATAAGACCGATAGCTACATTTGCTAATGATTGTAGAGCTTGAATAATACCATTAGCTAGAGCAATCGTTGTAGCAACACCGAATCCAGTCACAGCACCAAATATAGATACCACAGTTGCCAATGCTGTAATTACTACAAGGATCACACCTAATGCTAATATAGCTACCGCTCCTGACATCAAGTCACCAATAGACAATGGTGCAAGAGAAATAACAATATCGCCCATACCTTTAAGAGCTGGGACAATTGCCATAATCAATGCAATTACAGGAATAACACCCCAAAGAGCACCGAATGTCCAACCAGCAAGAAGAGCAAGTACACCAAATTCAGTTGTGAGAATGAATAAGACTTGCCCTAATGCGGCTATCGCTACTCCACCTTTAAGAAGTTCGCTTACAGACAATCCTCCAAGAAGAGCTACAGTGTCACCCATTTGTTTAAGACTCCAAGCGATTGACATAACCAACGGAATCATAACAATAATACCCAAAAGAGTCATTGGGCCTGTATTACCGGCAAGTGCACCAAGTACACCAATTATAGCGGTCGTTGCTGTGAGCACCACAGCTAATACACCGATGGCTGTAACTGCAGACATAAGTTGTCCAGACTCAATATCAGCTAAAGGAATAACTGATTTTGAAAATTCCTTAAGAATTAGCATGATAGCAGTCATTGTACCAAGTGCTACAATAATACCACCAACAGTCTTAAGGTTTGTGACAAGTTTAGACATACCGATAACGGTTGCTGTCATAACTGCCAAGACAATGCCTAATATTGACAACGATTCTCCACCAGCACGAATACCATCAACTGGTAAATCGGCTAGTTCGAACAAAGCAAGTGAGGCTTCTTTTAGGACATAAACCAAAGCGACCATTGTACCGAGAGATACAAGGATACGACCTACATCCTTCATGTTTGTGATAAGTTTAGACAATCCAATAACTGTTCCTTCAAGAGCAGCTAATGTAACACCAATCATAAGTAGAGCTGTACTTGCCGCAAGCATAGAACCTTGGTCTACTTCTGCAAGCATTTTGATTTGTTCTGATAAGAGCCATATTGACCCTACAATAACAACCAATGTTGCAACAGCAGCAGTGATTGACGACTTCTTAACATTCGCTTTTTGCATTGCAATAATGATACCACCGATAGCAGCGAATACACCAGAAAGAAGGACTGATATTGTTGTAACTACGGCAAGACCAATACTCATTTGTTCGACGTTAAGTTCTTGTCCAAGTTTAGAAACCGTACCAGCTAAGAGGATAAGACCTCCTATTTCTACAGCAAGTAGAAGTGCAGCCTCTTTA